TTAAATCCCATTTAAATCAATCTTGAAGTTCGCAGTCAAAACTTCTGTTTTCTTCTTGCGTACTCCTGACTTGGCAGCAACAGTAACATCTTGTACTATCTCTATTTGATGCCAGCCATGCGCCTTAACAAACTCCTTAAGTACTGGACTCGGGTAACTACTCAATAAGAACTTTCCTTCCAAGTTACTCAACAATGTGAGCAGTTGTGTAAAGTCTTCAATTGAATAGCCATCATAGTGACCACAATCACTGTTGTAGTAAGGTGGATCACAATAGAAGAATGCATCAGCAGTATCGCGTGAACGTATAATTCGAACAGCATCAGCGCACTCAATTTGCACATTTTGTAAGCGTATAGCAAAGTCCTCAGTAAACGATATCCGTTTGTTTGATATCTTCAAACTGGTTGTGTTCTTGGCAATATCATATCCCCAAGTTGAATCCAACATACCTGCGAATCCCTGTGAGGCTAAAACCCAAACCGCCCAGGCTCTATCTATCTTTGAAAATAGATGTGGGTTCTGATACATTGTTTTTGCATCACGGTGTAATTGGCGCGAGTGTAATGATATCCTGATTCGCTTCTCCAAATCAACAAAATCATTCTTTACACAATCATAGAAGTTGATCAACTCACTATTGGTGTCATTGATAATCTCAACTCCTGATGGTTCCTTAGCCCAAAACACTGCACCACCTCCAACGAATGGCTCACAATATAATTTATGTTCAGGTACCAATTGCAGAATTTTACTCACTAATTTCTGCTTACCGCCATAATAACTTATTGGCGTTTTCATTTTTGTTTTGCTCATAATATTTCATTTAGTTACATTTGTTTCATCCCAACAAAAAAGCACATCAAGTACCTCCAAGGCATTACGCTCTCGGCTTGGCATTTGATGTGCTTTTTATTTTTGTTGGGAAACCTAAATAGAAAAAGTCGGGAGCGTTACTATACCCCTTCGAACGGTGTTATCTGACTGAAATCAATCAAATATGCAGCTGCTGGCTCAACAGATCTAAATCTAATTTCACCATTTGTTAAGATAACTCCTGAAATATTATCGATATCTCCTCCTGATCCTGTTTTTTGTCCAAGAATGAATTCCTTTTCAACTTCGGGTCTATAACCAACAGGGAGTGTTGCAATCAACAAATCTTGCAATCCATCAACTGGATCCTCTTCGTATCTAAATCCACGTAAATGAACAAATTCACTTGAATCCTTCTTAAATTCAATTGACCATGTATCAATACCATTTGTAGTGTCAACTAAATTATGCCAGGAATCAGTATTAATTTTGATTCGTGTGATCTGAAAGATATTCTTTGTATCAGCATACTCAGTATATCCAGCAGGAATTGAAGATGCAACTGTTACCTTAGCAGCACGCCCCTGATAGGTATTGAAATCTAGTGTAGATTGAAATACTTTATAGCCTTCAGAATCGAAATAAGTATATAAGTCCCAATATTCAAATTGACCAACTGAAGGCTCAGGATAAGTGTGCGCTGGAACAATACAAATTTCTCCACTAATGGAAATAAAACCTGCAGCAATTGAAACGGTTCCTGATGTAACTGTTCTTTCACACCCTGAAATTATTACCGCTTCCGAGTCAGTTACTCCATAACCACTCATTAATCCTTTGAAAGCTTCTCTGATTCCATTGTCAATCCATCTGAAATCATTCAATGTTAGTGGAAAACCACCGTTATCTGTTGTTTTTAAAGTATTCATACAATTTCAATTTTATAGCGCTTTGCAGCGAGTTTATATTTGTTCAATAGGTATTTCATCAAGTCTTCATTAAAAACGACTGTAGAGGGCACGTTTACAATGAAATCGTAAGGATTAATCTCATTCTGATTGAATAGATATGTTGGAGCACCACCTTCTGCATTGTTGAATAGAAAGGTTTCTTCATTGTTTTCAGCATTATTAAAGATGAATACCTGTTCAATGAAAACTGCATCAGTAATATAAATACCTTCATCTATCGGGTCAAATTCATCATTCAACATTCGCTCCAACTTACATACTTGTCCGTTTATTTGTAAATCATACTCAACACTTGCATATAGATCATCGAATTGATCATGCAATTGAATTAATGGTTTGAACGCAGCATTCAAATACTCAATTACTTCAGGAGCCTTATGCTGAGGTGGTAATAACCAAAGTACCAGGAAATAAAAATCTATGACTATCATGCTAAAATGTATGTAATTGAATCAGATAAAGGAAAGGCTGGATCGATAGTTAAATAACCGGCATTTGGATTGTAATAATCTCCAAGTGCAACAAAAGTATTGATACCGTATTGAGCGGACGCATTTTCATATACTGGATTCACAACCCCTTCCACTTGTTGAATTTTATCGGTCAATTCAGTTATTGAGAACACGCCATTAAATGGTAAACCTTTACAATAATCAGTGATTGCAGTTTCAATTGGTTTTATTGAGGTATTACTGATTAATTCACCATTTGCATTTATGACCAACGGATCTACATAAACACGGTATTGAACTCTGAGCAGATCAGGAACCCGAGATACACAAGTTATGATCACGCCAGCAAATTTCAACTTCTGCATGTATGCAATGAAAGCATCCAGTTCGAGTGTTGTTAATGGCTCAGGCGTTCCTGCTCCATCAAGTTTAGCAACTTTCAGAAACAATTGTCCACCTATTTCATTCACGGAAACAAGCTTCACAATACGCAGCGCTTCGTTCACTGCTGCATATTGATACTCACCATCTGCTTGTAATACTAGTGCATCACCGTATTGAAACTCCAATGCCCGGGCATGATACCATTGAACACTACCAATTTTTAATTGGAGTGCTCTTTCTTCTATCCATGCAACATGATCATCAAAGCGTTTTTCATGCATCCATATCCCAAACGCAATAACAAAAAACATCAAACGCCACACAGCAACCTTACTGGCTGTTGTTAGATCAGCTAAAAGTGTTTGTGTGTTATCAATGTTTGGTTGCAGCGTTGAAAGTGTTGCCATCGTTTGTTTTTCGAGCAACATTTCATCTAATATTTGATTAATTGTGCGTGCCATGTTATAATTCTAAATTTAGTTTATCTTCATAAGGTTGTGTATCATACCAATTCCAACCATCAACAGGATAATCATAAGTGTCTTTTTTATTTCTATCCAGAGTATATTCAAAACTTATTACTTTATTAGGTGCGAAGAACCATTGTTGGGATGTTTTATCAAATTTGTAAAACCCACTAGTATCTACTTTTTCTTCCATAATTATAAGGTTACTGTCCAATTTTTAGATGTTGCAATGAGTATGTCAGCTGCTGTTAAGCTAACAGAACCAGGATTATTTGTAATTATAATTACCTGAGTTGTTACAGGAGTGCCCAAGTCGTTGAACAAATCAATAAGCGCCTGATGGCGTAGATTACATCCAGCAATAGTAAAAGAAACTTTTATACCTGGAAGTCTCAGAGTTCGTAGCGCTAGACAATTGTAAAATGCCCCAGTGGTCACCAATATATTTGCTGCCGATGTAAATATAATCTCTCTCAGAGCGTTACACTCGCCAAACGCATATTGAATATTGGTTGCTGATGTATTCGATATAGTGCCAATTTTCTGAAGCGCTGTGCAGTAGTAAAACATCTGTGCCATGCTGGTAGACAGGTTTATATTTATGTTTCCAAGTTGTACTAAATGAGAACATCCATAAAACATGTTTCCTGTTGAGTTTACGCTAGGCATTGAAATGTTTCCGAGCTTTTTGAATGCCGATTGCTGAAAGAAACCGTATGCTGTAACTGCAGAATTCCACGTGAAGTCCATTTCATCAATGTTACCAATAAAGGCAAACATCTGCTGTGACGATGTAGCCGATGCTGTATTGGCTATAAATTTCAAATTGCGCAACGCTCCCATTCCGTTATAGTAGTTGTTCGCATTAACAGATGAATAGTTTGCACTGAATATTTGAAACCTCTGCAAAATGGATGGATATCTACTGAATATTGGCCACGATGTGCTCCAATTTATAGCTATATCAAGCCAGTTGTTTGATCCACCATTAGAAATTGCAGCACCGAGATTTACAGTAGTAGCAGCACCGCTAGTAAATGTTATTTGGATCAATACTTGTTTGTAGTTTCGTCCATAGGAATCTTGTAGAATTGCTCCACTAATTGCTGTATAGTCATATCTCTTGATCTTGGCTGTAGTACCCGTTACATTGGTAGTAGTGCCATCACCCCAATTTATAGAGTAGGCAATACTCGAAACGGTTCCAATAGATATACTTGCTGCATTCTCCTCTCCCTCAAACACAGCGAAGATTCCAACAGCTCGTTTATCCGTTGTTGAAATATCTGGCAAGGCTATCCATTCAGATGGGCGCATCCAAATATTTGGGTCTGGAGTAGGAGTACAAATCATTGGAATGTTACTCGGCAAGTCAACCTCTGTTCCATCTGAATCAATATGAATAATATTTGGCACCTCAACATGCGCATCGGTTCCAGCAACATACGTATCAGATGCTAATTCATCTCCTAACGTATTAAAGGCTTTAACAGTTCCATTTGGAATAGGTAACTCCTGCACCCCTGTTCCAGGAGCGAAGCTTGATGATGCAATAACTTCATTCAAGGTATTAATCGCTTGAACGATGATTGTGTATGCTGGTAAAGTTGTATCAGAAGATGCCAATGAAAAGTCGTTTGATTCATTCAACTTGGCATAGAAATCAACAACTTCTTGCTTCATTACTTCAGGAGCAACATAAGCTCCAGTTGGAATGTCCAGGCTCGTAAGATTGTTGGCATGTAGAAAATCAAAAAGCCCGGACAATGCACCGCCATTTTCGAGCAGCACATCAAAGATTGATTGATCTACTTTTTTATTAATAAGTCCCATGCGCTTTAATTATTTGTGTTGCTGGATCCACTGATGCAAATGATTGTTTTGCACCATCAGCTTCCAAATTCAATAATATCTTTCTTTCAAGTTCGGCAACCGTTGCAGGAGATAAACTTGAATTAATGTACTGTGTCATATTCACGCCAATCAATGGAGCATTTTTAAAATGTCCAGGCGCTGCCATCAGAATGTGTTCAACATGTTGCTCATCACTAAATGACACGTTCCAATCACCATTCACAATCGGCGCTTTTATGTTGATATCCTTAGCCATGTTTAATGTTTTCGTTTTCCATATTCTCAAAGTTGATCACAACTGATGCGGTTGCGCTATTAAAAGCTGTTGCACCAGCAGGACCATTTGCAGCGCTTCCAACTCCAACTGCTGTTAATCCACTTGCAACTGCTGATTTAATTGTTTCAACTGCTTGTTTTAATTCATTCAAATTGCTCAAGACTGCATCTACTTTTAAAATCCCACCAAAGTCTTCATTGCGTAAAATCAACTTTTCAGTAGGTGCAAATCGTATGTTCTTAATTTCAGAATATACAAGCGCTGTTAAGTTCTCAAGCTTTCCATCAGTCATACCACACAACACATAAGAACCTACGACTGGTTCAATGAATATCCCTGAATCCTCACCATTCAATACTGACTTGATTGTAACATCTTCTACCTTGGCTCCAATGTTTAATTCCATAGCAATTGTCCAGGTACTTGCATCAAACGATGTTACCTTTCCGATCATTAAATCAGGTTTAACCATTGATTTAACCATTGCACGAATTGCTGTTTTAATATCTGTCATGTTCTTGGTCCTGGGCTTATGGTTTGCTGAAATCCTTCAATTCCAAATTCATATACTAATCCATCAACATAATACTCTCCTGTCTTATCTGATTCCTGATCATTACGCAGTGTTATAATATCTCCATGTTTTACCAATGGCAATCCAAATGCAACGAAGTCACCACGGAACCCATCATATTGAATGCGCTCCATTTCTTTCTCTGCTGCTTTTTGAAGTTCATCTTTTGGTAAATCAAAGAAGTTCAATGTTCTTTCTTCGCCATCTGATTGTCCAATTGTTACTTCAAGCTTTTCACCGTTCGACATGTTGGAAATGGCTGTTACCTTTAAATTCAAATCATCTTTGGACATGTATTCCAAGTTCTGAGATTTGATATTTGAATTTGATGCATTGTCCAGGACAAATACATGTCGGTTCAAATTTTGTGGATCATACTGTTTTCCAACTACCACTTTACCGTTTCGAACGAATATTGGAAAACCATAATCTTGTTTTAGTTGATCAAGTAATTGTGCTGCGGTCAACTTTACAACTGTAAACTTTGGAAGCGACATGTCGAAACAATCAACTTCATAAGGCAATACCTTTGATAAATAGGATTGAAATGTTTCATCCTTTGCGTTCTCAGTTACCTGAGTTTGTTTCAGTTTCCACATGAGATCCTCACATTCAATTTCAATTGGAACCTTCGGATGAACACGTACTACAAATCCTTTAAAGATCTCTTTCAATCCTCCTGATTCATAACCAACTTCAATTGTGACTTCTGTACCTTTTGGAATGGCATTCTTCAATTGGTTTGAATCAACTTTTAATGCAGCAGGAAGCATGATTGTCGCTTTTTGCGTCAACTCCTTCCATGTGCTTTCAACTGTTACCTTGTGAACAAAGTCGAAATTCAATGAACCAATTTTGATATGACAAACAAGTACTTCCATTAAATAATTGTTTCTGATGGTTTATCCTGGATAATTAATGGTAATGGTTTTGTAGACTTCGCAGTAAATGAATATACTTGCACATTGATGTGTGGCGTTTTAGTGATCGGTTGTTCACTTAATACAACAATCTCATAAATACCAAGAGCATTCATTGCTTCATGTTCAATTTCAATCGACTTATTCAAGTCCATGTATTTTTGAAAGGCTTTTAATTGCTCCAATGGATAAATCGGTTGATTTTCACAGAGCATCCCCGAAACAGTGATCATCCAATCACCATTGTTGATGAATTCGTCTACTGATGTATCACGACCTTGAATAATGGTAGAAATAATGTTTTTGGTTCTATTTACTTCACAAACCGCACTTTCAAGCAACAAATCAGGTAAACCATCGATGCTCTTCAATTTCAAAGGCATGAACAACGGCATACCAGCCAAATTAGAACTGGTACCATAATTCTTACGATTGTACAATTGAACATTATCATATCCAATAGCAATCTTTGTAGCAGTTTCCAACGCTTCTTGGTACTCAACTTCAGAACGTGTATTCAATAATTGATTCACAGCAATTCCAAGCGCAGGATTGAATCTTACGTCACTGGCAAATAATGCTAATTCAGGTAATTTAAATTCCATTTGAATACTGTTTAAATTGCTACTTCAAAATCACGTACGGAACCAACAAGTGCCTCCGTAACCATTTTCTTTATTTCAGCTGCTCCTTCTTTTAGAGAGGATGCGTTGATATTAATTTCTTTCACGAGGTTATCAATTCTCACATCAATACGTCTCACTTCTCCAGCACCTGACATTACTTTTTCAGAATTACTGGTTGATTTTGGTGAATAACCACCTGCAGAAACAATTGGAGCATTCCCTTTTCCGTTCTTGCGTCCTAATTTTTCAGCTTGTAAGTCAAGTAAGGTGTTTTTTGATTCCTTCGCATCAGCTGCTAATGCATTTTTCTGAGCATTTAAATCAGTGATATTTGCTTTACTTGCTCTATACATTCGATCATTGCCTGCTTTCAAGTAACGATCTGCATTGCTTTTTTGGATATCAAGTAAACCATTGATATTTGCAAGTTCAGCTTGATAATCTGTGTCTCTTTTTTGTGCTGCCTTTAGTTTTCGTTCAGATAGTTCTTGATCACTAATTTTACCAGCTTTTCTCAAGCGCTCAATATATCGAAGTTCATCTTCATATTTCGTTTGATATTTGCTTGTTAATTTAGATCCATACTTATCTCCTGACTCTTGTGCCTTTTTCATTCGATCAATAGCACGTTGTGCTTCATCCGCACCTGATGCCATTTGATAGAACTGATAAGCAGCTTCAGCAGCCAATGTTATGAACGCTGCAATACCGATACCAGCTAGAGCAGTTCCAAAGCCTTTAACCATAGAACTTGCCGTACTGGTACTAGTACCCATTTTTGAGACATTACCAGCGGCATCTTTCGCAGCAGATGAGGTGTTTTTTAAAGGTGTAACTGTAGATGTAGCAGTTTCTTTTAACTTTACAAATCTTCCATTTGCATCTCTCAATCGTGTATTCGTCTCCTGAAGAGGTACATCTGTTTCAACTAATTTGCCTTTGAAAAATTTAAACGTCGAACTTACACCGCTAACTATTGGTGCAAATGAAGCTAATGTTTGTCCGACCTGTGCTAATGGTTCCAAGTATGCTGTTGCTCCACCGGTTGCTTCAAAAAATGCCAACTTAGCATCATCAATCGATGCTTTCATTCGTTTCATTTTCTCTGCAGTAGATTCCATTACCGCATTGGCTTGCTCTTGCGCACCACCTGTTTTCCCAATTTGTTTAGAAAGTTTATCCTGTGCGTCAACTGAGTCTAACAAGATATTCGCTGCAGCAGCATTTTCAACTCCAAAGACTTGTGCCATAATTGTGGCATCTCCTTGGGCTTTCTTTAACTCGCGTAAACGTGTTGTAAATGGCAAAGCTGTGTTAGATACAATATTCATATCAACTCCCAACTTTCGCAACTTAATGGCTGCTTCTTTTGGAAGTACATCTTCACCTGCCATTTTTCCAAGAACATTTCGAAGCGCCATACCAGCCTCCGAACCTTCTTTACCTCCTGCTGCTAATGCTTGAATTGCAGCATTGGTTTCAATGAATGAAACCTTTGCTTGTTTGGCAGCAACTCCCGAAACTTTTAACGCTGCTGAAATTTGCGGAACCTCGGCTGCTCCTGCTTGCGCAGAGTTAGCCATGACATCCATCATTTTGGCCATTTCAGCTGCTGCCGTTTTCGGATTACTGAGATCTACTCCAAACTGAAGCATCCCAGTGGTTAAGGCGTCCGCTGCACCTGCAGCATCTCCTCCCATAGTTTTGGAAAGGATCTGCACGTTTCGCTCCATTGTGTTGAGCGATTCTTTACTTTTTGCGATATCAGGTCCTAAACGACCTAACAACATTTTATAGGTATTGATCGATGCAGCGGCATTGCCTCCGAACTCTTTTGCAGATGCTCGTGCAGATGCTCCTAATCCATCGAGTTCTTTACCCGTGATGCCAGTTAAGGCAGATAAGTCTTGTAACGATGCGTTAAATTCAAGACCAGGACCGTTAAGATCCTGCAAGCCTTGATTAACGTTTTGTAGATTTTGATGAAATGCAGCTAGGTTGACTGATTTCAATGAATTCTGAATATTCGATATGGAAGATGCTGTATTCTTTTGAAATGCAGCAGATGATTTCTGATTCTCTTCGAAACCAGCTTTCATCTGCTTAAGAACATCAATTATGTTCCCCTTGGCATTTATGTGAATGTTTTCTTCCATTATCGAATTGCAGACAAGGTTTTAAGTAAATTGACAAATAGCACCTCAAGCTTATTGTCGATTGATTGTTCAATAATTTTTTTGTTAAAATCTCGAAGAAAAAGAGCCTCCTGTGCCAGTCGAACGAACTCTTGTTCGCTCAACTGGTAGGGGTTTAATTTGAATGATTCTCTGATGAGCGCTCCAACCTTTCTGATCTCGTCTAAGCCGTCTTCAGTATTAATGAGGTTAGAGCTTACAGCTTTTCCACCTGTGAGACAAACGTTCTAAAGATTGCGTTTGCTACTAAATAGATAGATAACAAGATTTCATCATCATCAGTCGTTTTCAGGATCTCATCACAAGTGATCAAGCACTCTTGCCAATAGATCATTCCTGATGTGGCAAAGTCTGATCCTGTAGAAGCCTTTTCAAAATCCATCAATTCAGGCTTGAAAAGGTAGGCTTCGGCTTTTGTTTCTTTTCCTTCAGCATCAACTGATAATACAACTGTCAACTTTCTCAATTCACCTGCAGCTCTAACACGAGCAATCGCATCAGCTGTTATGCTTGGATTATTCAACAGATTCACAACCGTTTCATTATCTACTGATAAGTACTCCATGCGTGTTGTTTTTAACTGGAAGATGTAACCCATTTTGGTTGCTGCTGATTTGAGCAATTCAGGATCCGTTTTAATCCTTTCATCGCCTTCCAACCAACAATCCATTAGTTGAGACTTTCCTGTTAAAAAATCATCATCACCTCCGATTTTTGCTGACGAAGTAATGTCGAGCATATTTGGGTGTCGAACGATACAAAAGATATCTGGTCGAAACTGATCAGGGGTGATTTTGTGAATTTGTTTGAATTCTTTTTTCCATTGTGCAATTTTTGCTGCAGATGGCATCTTGATAGTTGAGTGTGACATGTTATATTATTTATTAATTAGTACTGTGATATTTGATTCCTGCACAAATCAGATCCAACTTGATGATTGATTTGGTATCACCTTGTTTTAAATCAAATTTGTTGTTTGTAAACTCAGCATTCTGAATGATGTAAGTTTTTTGCGTTGCGTTAATCGTTTCTTTGAATGAAACAACGATTTCAAATGGTGGGATAACTGTAATATCTCCTCCTGAAATTGCTTGAAGCGCTTCTACTTCAAATTGGTACAATTCCATTGAAACTGTTTCGTATTCACGATTACCGTGTCCGCGACCGATCGGCTCGTCTCCTGCACCGTATAGATTCTCTTTGGTTTTTTTATCGCCAAAAGAGATAGATGTAATTCCAGTAAGTGTTCGCCCTAAGAAGTTAACACGAACTGATGCCCAGGCGTGTTGAACGCCGTTAATAAATACTTGATTCATGACTAATTATTAGGGTTAGTAAATCCGATGTAGTTTGTAATCGTTTCAGCTACACCAGTTGGAATAATCGAAAGATTAGCGTCAATATTTGGACTCGCCAAAATATTCTGATTAGGATCAATAGTGAACGGCGGTGTTGATCCTAATGGATCAGGACCCGAAATTTCACCAGCTTGGAACATTGGGCGGATTGCTTTATTTCCTGCTGCTTCCATTGCTGCAATGGTTACTGAATCGATTTGACCAGCTTCATTCACAACAACCGGACTATTCACATAAGGCAACATTGCAATACGAATTAAACGAGCTGCTTTGTTCCAGGTACGGTTATTATTAATCGTACTGTAATCATCAGTTGCTGTTGTACAAGTGAATGCACCATTCATATAAATGCCCGAATAATCAGTATATGTAACAAAGAACAAATAGCCGTTTGTTTCCAACGTTGCTAATTGCGTTGGGGTCATATTTGCGAGCAATACACCATTGATGCGAGCAGATGTAAATGAACCAATCAATAAATTGAACTTACCAACCCATCCAATGTTTTCATTCACTTTTGCCAGTGAAATAACTCCCAATGCACGTCCGATTGAAGTATGCTTTTGCGCCCATGCACCTAATGAATAGAATGCATCATTTTGACCAATCATCACTGATACATGTTTGGCTAATGCAGTACGCGTATTTGTTGCGCCTGTTGCTCCCAATGCTTCAAGAATAATGTGAATTGGTCGGTTGTTTTGAAAACAATACAACGCGAACAATTGAGCTTGTGCAATTGCAGCAGTCAAGGCAACCTCATAATCAGCAGGAGCAACCGATGGATTGAACGCTGCTGCGAGTTGTTTAATCTTACCTTCAGCTGTATTAATCAGCTTAATTGCTGATGTTGCCAAAGTTGGAGTGAACATTTCAACGAATGTTGCTGTCTGCGCTGTGAATTGCACATAAAGCGTTCCTCCAGGATTAACTTCGAAGAATTCCTTGATTGGTTGATATACCTGAACCGATGATGCAATATCAAAGGCTTCATTAACACCAACTGCTTCTGCATCGGCTGCTGATCCAAACACATATACATTATTCAAAACGTATGTTGCACCTCCTGAAGGTGCTGGTGCTTGAATGATGATTGCCGAAATACCATCATTGGACTTGGCAATTATGCCAAGTCCTCCTGATTGTTGAATATTTATTACATTTCCCATAACGGATATTAAATTTCAATGATTAATTATTCTGCTGCTGGATTTCCTTCAGTAGAACCTACTGGAGTGTAATCATCACCTTCAGCACCTTCGCCTTCAGCACCACCTTCAGCAGCACCTTCAGCACCTTCGTCCTTTGGTTTTTTATCAGCTGATTCCAATGTTACCAAGTATGCTTCCACCTCTTCAATCAAGGCTTTAGTACCTTTATTTGATTTGGTTGTTGCTTCCAAACCTTTTGATTTAGCGAACTCAATAATATCTTTGAATTTTCCTTCTTTCCAATCTGTTGAACTCGGAGCAGCACTTCCAGGTGTCGTTGATTTACCACCTTTGTTTTCATTGTTGAACTGCTCACGAGTCAACTCTTGAAATTCTGCTTTGAACTCAGTGCAATGCGTTTTAGCATAGTGTTTGTGCTTTACAAAGAAGACATTACCATCTGAAGTGATAATGATTGAGTTTTCTGATGGGTTAGCATCGAATACTGATTTTACTTGATCAGCGTTGTATTTGATTTTTGACATAATTAAATGGCTTTTAAATGATATTTAATTCTCTTTTTTTTGGAAGTGTTGAAGTTCCTTTTCAAGTTGATTAACTGTTTTCAGAAGTTTGCGATTTTGTGCCAACACTTCAATATTTTGATTTAATAAAGTGGCATTTTGAGCAGCAATATGATCCATTTGCTTTTTCATCTCCTCGATAGCTTCATCACGAACCTTTAAGAGCGTATCGAAATTTGCAATTGTATCTTTGTAGATATCAATTTCAGTTCTTTTATTGGCTAGCTCAACTGTTCTTGCTTCTGCTGTTGATTTCTTGCGACCTTGTAAGTATGCAACCACGGTTCCAACGATTGTCATTGCTGGACCTATTACATACATCATGATCATTTCCATTGTGCTCATAGCTTATCGATCTTTTGAATGGCGTTTACAATTGCCGTTGCAATGCGATCCTGAACTTTTGGATCCATCAACATACGGCACTCTTTTTCGTTGGTATGAAACATTGTTTCGATTAGCATAGAAGGAAATGACTTTGAACTGATCACTGTGAATAGCTCCTCTTTGTCAGGATCTCCATCTTGTAAGTTTGAGCGACCTGATAATTCAGGAAATACGGCTTTGAATTCATTGAAGAGAATCGTTGCCATTGGATCTGATTCCGTTTGCCCTGGAGAAGTGAAAACTTCAAAACCATGTGCGCTTTCTTGCGCTGCTGCATTTGAATGGATGCTGATTAAAACACCGGACTTTTTTGCTAAGTCAATAGCTGCTTTTGCTCGGCTAACTCGTGTTGACAATGCTATATCTTGCCACTCGCTTGGAGTTACAGTATAGACAAATGAAATTCCGAGTGCTTTTAATTTTTCTCCAACCTTAGCGGCAATGGATCTGTTTCCAACTCCTTCGTAATAAACGGAACCGTCTGACCATTTCGGGGAACGTTTTCCCGGTGTAACATACAGCCCTGTTGCAGGATCCAATGCCCCATGTCCAGGATCAATTATGTATATTCTCTTGCTCATGATCTTTTGACGATTCCGTTTTTTCACTCAACCAACTACGATTGTCTTAGTTAGACTGCTGCCGAATAAATGGCACCATTCCCTTTGTTTCTTTTTGAACCTCCTGCTGCTCGTTGTTGGAAGCCCATTACGTCTCCACGTAATTCAGGATCATTTTCACGAATGAACATTTTAGCTGTTCCACGGCATTTAAATGCCTCACGGTTGTGCCAGAATACAGATGCTGTTGAGTCTGTTGAAGATGCAGCTGCTTCCCATGCTACTTTTGCACCATTGGTATTGTTGTATCTTGGTAAGTCTTGATCTGCTACAGAATAAACTTTGAAGCCATAAATAACTCCTTTATCCATAATGCGGTTAAATAAGTCTTTATCCTCTAAGTCTAAATCCTCTTCATGAGTAGATGACAAAGCGATAACTCGTCCTGTTGCAGGAATACGTTGTTGATCAAATGCACGTTTAAGTTTACGTACGTCTGCAAATGTTAAACGTTTACGTCCTGTTCCATCATCGGCTCCTGTTGTTACCATAATTGGATGCCAAGCTGTGTTTGTTCCTGGAGCAACATTGAATAACAAACGTGTCAAGAACCACATTTTTAATGAATTTGCATGACCATCAATAATAGACTTACGTTTGTCATAACTTAACTCAGCCTGTTCAGCAGCTTTTAATAATGTATTTGCTGTATCAAGAGTATCAAGTTCCAATGCGATAGGAACATCCGTACGTTGTGCATATGGAATATCAGTTGCTGCATTCACAAATACTTCAGGATCTACTCCTGCTTCAGCTAAATTGATGATATCATTCTGAACGAATGCAGATAAATCTTGGAATTCAGCTAATAATGCATCATCGGCATAGAATCCTTCCTCTAAGTCTGGCAACCAAACTTCTTGATTTAATCCTACAGATGCAACTCCTGTAATGTTGTTCAAATATGCTGCACCTGCAACAACAAGTGAACCGCCTCCAATTAATGGTGCTGATACACCAGCCATAGGCACTACTAATGCGATGGCCATTAAAACTACGGCGATCAGTCCGTATCCTGTGTTAAATAACTTTTTCATAATTTAAAAAAATCGGGTTTTTCCCTGGTTAATAATTAATGTTTGATTTGCGACACAACTCAGCGTATGCTTCAGGATCATCCTTTTTCATTGCTAATAAACCAACTGTGTCTTTTTCTCTCCAGTCTTTGTGCGTCCATGACTCACGACCTTCAGCAGCTGCAACAGCACCAGGAGTTTGTTGAGTTGCTCCTAAACTTCCTTTTACAGGAATTTTAGCCAACATGCGCTCAGTTAAATCATAGTTTGCCTCTGCATCTTTGATATACTGCTCTTTCTCAGATCCTAAGATTTTACCAGCTGTAACAGCTTCAGTTACTAATTTCTCCGCTCTTGCTTTCAAGTCGGCTTTCTCTTTTTGCTCCATTGTTTCCATCTTTTTTTGATGTGCTTCAATGGCAGCATTAATTTGCTCTTCTGTTGAATTCTCATCCAATCCAAGTGCTTGCAATGATTTAGCGTTTAGCTTCATTTCTACTTTATTTTTGGGTGTGTTTTGTGTGTTTGTGATAGGTGTTTTTGGTGGTTTTTGCTCATCTTCGTCAGGTTTATCCCAAGCAGAGAATAAGCTTGCTACCATTTTTAGATCCTGGTAAGCTGACATATCAGGATTATCAGAAAGAATTGGATCAATAATCTCATCGATTAATTTGGCTTCCAATGCTTCTTGCGCAGTGTACCAATTATCTCCGTTCATCAATTCAGTTAACTCAGCTTCGGGTTTCCCCATTTTTGATGATAATGTTGCAAGGAATGTTTTTTCCATTGCTCTCAACACTTTAGCAGTACTTTCAAATGATTTCGCATTCCCTTGGTTATAACCTGATGGTGCGTGAATCATAATAAAGGCATTGGATGCCATACGCACTGTGTTTGCTGCCAACATGATAATGGACATCATTGAAGCAGCTAAACCATCAATCTCAATAGTGATGTTTGCTTTTGATGCTTTGATTGCGTTAAATATCAAATTGCCATCGATTACACTTCCACCAGGTGAGTGAACATTAATAATCACATCTCCTTTAGATGCCAATAGTTTTTTTAACGAACTAACGATGTAAGGACCATCACCTTGCCATATCGTTCCGTAGAGTTTTACATTGTTACCATCTATTTCTGCATACATGCTAAAAGCGTATTAATTTGAACTGTGTAGGTCACAAATTTCAGTTGGCTTTTTGTTAATGACAAATTGACATAGTTTAACACTTTTACATTAATTGTATGACACAATGACACAATTAGTATAGTACAAATGCGTTTTTGATGATTCCAATAAGGAAACGACCTTTGAATCATGAACAATGCAGAAAAAAAGGAGCTAGCACGTAATCTTTATGTGAAATCGGACTTCAACCGTAAGGAGATTGCGTCTCAAGTTGGTACCACCGAAAAGACACTTCGCAGATGGATTGATGAAGGTGATTGGGATAAGATGAAAGATGCTTTACAAATCACTCGACCTAAATTATTACAGGATGCTTATGCTCAATTGAATGCAATCAATCGACATATTGAAGAAAAGTTGGGAGGAATTCCCACGAAGGATCTATCTGATGCAAAAGCAATAATCCGAAAGGAAATAGAGGTTTTTGACTTTCAACCGATTCATAAGTATATAGAGGTATTCGAGGACTTCATTCAATATTTATCCAAAAATGAACCTGCAAAGGTTAGCGAGTTTGCTACTCTATCTCAAAGATTCATTAATCAGTTAAACCGTAAATAATGGCAGAGGCTTATAAACTGAAGGATAAAGAGGCTCAAAAGCGGTATCAAGCGCTTGTTAAACGAATTACCGAAAGCAATGCCGTAAATGCTTTTGAATCTAAAAAGGATCAGGAATCACGAATTAGTGCATGTAAAGCCGATTTTAAAAAAGCGGTGGAAACATACTTTAAGCACTATGCTGAATCAGAGACACCTTCTTTTCACATACGCATTGCTCGAAAGGTTCGCAGAAATCCAAAATACAAGGGTTGGTTAAAATGGGCACGAGGTCATGCAAAATCAGTTGTTGCACTTGTTTTACTCCCATTATGGTTATGGATGAATGGTGATATCAAGTTCTTAGTTGTCGTTGGGCAAAATGAAACTAAAGCTGCTATTTTGCTTGGAGATCTTCAAGCGGAGTTTGAACACAATCAATTGCTTATTCATGACTTTGGTGTACAAAAGGTTGTTGGATCATGGGAGGACAGCATGTTTGTAACTGCATCAGGTTTTAAAGCTAAGGCAATTGGTATGGGTCAAGACCCTCGCGGTTTACGTGTTGGTGCTGATCGTCCAGACTACATTGTAGCCGATGATTGGGAAACAAAAGAAACCGCCAAAAACCCACGAAGACAAGACGAATACGCCGAGTGGTTCCTTCGTGGCGTTATCCCATCAATGGATAATAAAAACAGGCGTGTATTAATTGCTCAAAATCACTGGACACCACGAATGATCTTTTCCAAGATCGTAGAAGAAAACAAGTCCTGGGACATTGATCGATTGGATGGATATAATCCTGTTACACATGAGCCAACTTGGAAAGAAAAGTATGAGCGTTGGTTCTTTAAAGAGGTAGAAGGTGAAATTGGTACAATTAGAGCCTTAGCTGAATACAATAACACACCGCATGTTGAGGGGAAAATGTTCCTTGATGAATACATTCAATGGTCACCTCTTCCACGATTGAAATCGATGGATGCAATTATTGGGCGTTGGGATGTTGCTTACGGTGGAACTCCAACAAGTGATACAAGTGCTGTTCGCATTTGGGGTTTAAAAGATGGAAAGAAATACTTGATTGATTGTTTCGTAAAACCTGCCAAACTAAAGATGGCTTTACAGTGGATTGCAATGTTTCAAAAGAACCTACCTAATGGAGTTGCAATTCAAATTGGATTTGAAAGCCAATTTTGGAACGAAGAGGTTTACCGTAACATTAAAGAAGTTGAGGATGAACACAAAATCATATTGAACCTTACCAAGATTGATCGAAGAACTGGTAACAAGTATGATCACATGATGACGATGTTGCCGCAGTATCAAAATGGACGAGTGTATTATAATGAGAAATTGAAATCACACAATGATACTCAAACAGGCTTGGCACAATTGAAAGGTTTGGAACCTGGATATAAAACAAAAGATGATGCGCCTGATGCAGATGTTTATGCTTTCGATCATTTAGATCTATTCACAAGTTCAAAACAATCAACTCACCGAATACACAAACGAGAATCTCGAAAATATTAATTATGACAGTCTTAGAAATTGAAGATGTTTTAGCACTTATCGAACAAGATGTGCTTGATGATATAACAGGAGGAGATAATACGCTCCTAGACAAAGCAGAACTATCAGCGCTTGGTGAAATTACAGGATATCTCAATATCCGATATGATGCAGCAAAGTGTCTTGATCGAACAATGATTGCTGTTCCTGCAATTGTTCCACCAGCAACAGAACCAGCACACCAAGGTTACAATGGTATTTCAACTGTCCTGGAAAAACTTACAGATGTGATGTTGTATAATTTACATACACGCATTATGCCTGATAACATCCCAACACTTCGCCAAACTCGCTACGAGAATGCGATAACTTGGTTTGAAAAGGTCGCAGATGGTTTTATTGCTCCAGCGCTGCCGATTAAAACAGAAGATCCAACTACACCACTTCGTTACGGTAATTCATCAACTCCACAAAATCCCTATTATTAATTATGGCAAATGCTTATAAACAAACTGGAATTGGTTTCAAAAGCCAAGGTGCAACTGTAAAAACAGAACGTCCAAACCGCCTTGCATTAACTCAATTTGTCGCATCTCAACAGCAACGAGGTAGACAAATGATTAACGACTGGTTAAAAGCACTTCAAGCGGCTGAAAATCCCGAAAAACCGAACCGTGAACAATTGTATAAATTGTATCATAATTTATTAATGGATGCCGATTTAACAGCTGAATGGGAAACGCGAAGAAAGTTGCGTGTTGTTGGTGCTGGATTTAATTTATACGACAGCAACAATAAGCCTGTTGAGGAGGCCACAAAGCTATTAGAACAAAAATGGTTCATGGATATCATCAACCATGCTTTTGACTCCAAATTATTAGGTCATTCATTGATTGAGGTTAAATCAATTACTGCAGATGGATTGATCGGTGACGTTTCATTAATTAACCGCCGATTCGTTATTCCTGAAAAAGGGATTCATGTAACCAAAATTGGTGATGAAAAAGGTGTCTTGTATCGTGAGGATCCAATCTATGCTCCTTGGATTTTTGAATTTGGTGAATCCAACGATTTTGGATTGTTGGCGAAGGCTGCACCTTATATCTTATTCCTTCGTTTTGCACTTGCTGCTTGGAGTGAGTATGCAGAGAAATTTGTAATGCCTGTTCGTGTGGGGAAAACCAATACGAAAGATAAAGAATCATTGAACCGATTGGATAGTATGATGCTTGACATGGCAACAGCTTCTTATGCAATCCTGGATAAAGATGAAGAATTTGATTTCATTGAAACATCAAAAACGGATGGATCCAATGTATTTGATAAGTTGATCACAACGTGTGCTGGTAAATTATCAAAGCTTATCAATGGAGCAGTGATCGGTGAGGGAACCAACGGCGGTTCCAATGCAAAGGAGCAAGTTGGACAAGATATGCAAGATCTTGTTACGAATGCTGATATGATGTGGTTCGAGGGCATCATGAACCAAGAGTTAATCCCACGATTGGCATTGATGGGATATCCATTCACTGATCTAACATTCAAGTTCAATCGATTGGATGATTTACAATCAGAATTAAAAATTGTTACTGGTTTGCTGGAGTATTACGATATTCCTGAAAACGAGATCACTGACAAGTTTGGATGGTCTGTTACGAAAAAAGAAACGCCACAACCTGGTAAGGACAAAAAAATACAGGCAAACAGCGCTGGTAGTTTTTTCGAATAAGCCCCGGAACATTCGGGGCAAAACTAACAGAACATTACTCAAATATATTGGGTAAGGATGTTAGCACATTTCAAGCTGCTGCAGTATTGAGTGAATCTGATATCGATAAGATCCTAAAAGACATCTTTAACGGTTCGGAAGAAATACCTGAAGAATTATTTCAGGCAACTTACAAGCACTTAGCTGAAGGAGTAACAAATGGTTATGGTGATATTTCAACTCCTTCAGATGCAATGATGGTTTATCAACTAAAGAACAATGTTGCTGTGTTTTCTGCTTTCAAAGCAAATCATTACGGAAATACAATGCGCACATTGCTTGTTGATGAAAACGATAAAAAACGCACCTGGGGAGAGTTCAAGAAAGTTGCAAATGAAATAGATCCAAAATATAATCAGTTGTGGTTGGCCGCTGAATACAACTTGGCAACACGTCAGGCTCGTAGCGCCGAACAGTGGCAGAATTTCAAGCGAGATCAGGACGTATATCCTAATTTAGAATGGACACCTTCTCGTAGCGCGAATCCACGTGAACCACATATGAAATATTATGGTCTAATTTTGCCAATCAATCATCCGTTTTGGGATGTTGCCATGCCTCCTTTCGGTTGGGGTTGTATGTGTGGATTAAAGCAAACTAGATCCGAAACAACTGAAAAGGACATCGAAATGCCGGATCCTATTCCTGGCATTGAAGGCAACGCTGGAAAAAGTGGACGTGTGTTCTCAGCTTCTCATGCATTTGTTACTGCAGTCAAGAAAGAGGATAAGGCAGCAGTTCAAGCAGCACTTAATAAATACAAATCGAATCTTGATGATGTGATTGTGTACAAGGTTGGTAAAAACGCAGTGAGTATTCCTGTAAATGCTCATGCCGATGATCTAATCGAAAATGTATTGTATTTAACACCATTTGTAAAAAAGTACAAACAAGATTATGCATTGCGATCACATATTGAAACAGGAATTAAAGGGGACACTAATCCTGAACTTCAAAAAGGTAAAGCTACTGGTGATTTAACAACATACAGTACTGCAAAAGACATCTATTCCTATATCAAAACTAATTGGAAAGATAAATACAGCATTCAGATGAAGAAGTTTGATGATGTATTTGTTGCATTTGATTTTAACGGAAAACTTACCGACAAAAATTACTCTTTGATGTGGAGAGCGCTTTATGGAGAAATGGTGAGTGCTGATAGAGTTCAATTTGTGCTCTTGAAAAATGGAGACAAGGTATATAAGATCAACAAAAAGAACTTGGATGGAAAAGCAGAACTAGCTAAAATCAAAAAGGAGCTACTATAAAGTAACTCCTTTTCTTGGCTTCGGATTGCCGCAGCGTTCCAAAACTTTAAATGCCTTTTAAACCTCGTTTAATGATACAAATATATAGCAATTATGGAGAACTTTCAAAATAGCATCAACAAAATTTCACAGGCCATCAAGTACCTGGAGAAAGATATGCCGACTATTATGGGAGTGGAAGCTGTTAATCACTATAAAGATTCATTTCAAAACCAAGGGTTCACAGATAAAGGTTTAATGAAATGGGATGAGGTTGAGCGTAGAAAGAGTGGAAGCCGATGGAAAGGATTTCAATATGGAAGCACAGTTCCACGTCCTGGACAAAAACAACGAAAGAAAGGATCTCAAACAAACTATTCCCCTGCAGCGGAATCACGTCCGATACTCAGCGGAACCACCCAAGAGTTGATGAACTCAATTAAGTGGGGAAAAACGGCAAATGGTATCAAGGTATATTCAGAGATTGTATATGCCAAGATTCAAAATGAAGGTGGTGAAATGTCAATTTTTGGTAAGAAAAGAACCACTTTGAAGAAACGCCAATTCATGGGGCAATCAGAAGCGCTGCGCAACAAACTGATCCGAATTATTACAAATGATTTAAAACGCATATTCAAATGACAATTTATTCAGAATTAGACAGAGCATTAGAAGCTAAATTATTGCAAAGTTCTGCAGCAACGGTTGAGCCGTTCAATGATCAGTATCGAAATACTGAGAAAGATGTTGCTAAAGCATATCCAGCAACTTACTTTGAACTGATTGAACCAATCAACTATTCACAAGCTGGAAATGATTACCAACAAGCAACCATTCGTGCACGTGTACATTGTGTTGTATATGATTTGAAAGATACCAAAGCGAAGATTCATGCATTTGCTCAAGAGATATTCATGTTCTTAAAAGGTCAAAAATTATATTACCAGGACAATTCAGAACTTACAAGTCCATTGGTACGAGTATCGAGTACATTACCGAAACGGTATAAGAATCTAAAGGTACTTACTATTGATTTTGAGTTTGAAGCGTTTGACATGTCAACATTGCCAACAGGCTTGCAAGAGGTAGCCGCAAGTTTCACACTGAACCAGGTACCAATTGAATAAAAAAAAGCCGACTGGATCCAGTCGGCTTTTTTGATTACTTTTCTTTATCGAGCAGTTTTTTCAATAGCTCAATTTGTTCTTTTCCGTTTTTTCTCATGGCTTCCATCCAAGTGATAGCATAATATGCTAAAAAGATGATGAAGCCGCAGCCTAGAATTAAGGCAATTTGTTCAGGTGAAATCATAATTATTAGTGTTTAGATTCTGATTCTTTTTTAACATTGGCATCTTGGATTCGCTTTTGTTCTTTCACACGCTCCATTTCTGCCGCTTTATCCTCTTCAAGAGTTGATTGATCGTTATTTGAACAAGCGAATGTCATTCCTGCGACAACCGCAAATAAAAGGTACTTTTTCATTTTGTTGGTTTTTATTCGGTTAATATTTCAATATAACTAGGTAATTGATCAGGAACATTGCCGACCTCCATAATTACACAATCAGCAATCGGCACACCTTCCAATGCAAAAACTATCATCCCTAAGTCTGATACTACTTTTTGAGGATGATCAGTTATGCCTTGTTTTAATGCAGTAATTAAATCGAACCTAATTTCAATACGAGGCATTTTTATTTCACGATCTTTGAACGGGAATGGTAAATTAAGTGGTTTTAAACTCATGTTTAATTTTTATTAGGTTTTCAAATATACATTTTTTTGATAATGCAGTATAAGCGCAACTGAAGTATGCTCCTATACGAACGTCATAGTCAATTATAAACTGACCTTCACATCAAATCCAAACTCCTGCAAATCGTGTTTGTCTTTTTCCCATTTTTCTGTAACTTCTTTTTGAAGTTTTGACCACTTTTCTTTTTTGAAAGCTATCTCACTTGCGTAACTTTCATAAGGAATATTTTCTTTAAAAATCTTAGTTGAACCATCCATAAACTTGATGACAAAACCAGCTTCACGATTAAGAAACATTTTCTTTTCCTTTTCTATTTCCCAGATAGCTGTAATTTCTTTGGTGTCTATTTTTTCACCTAAAACGATTATTTCCATTTCGATTAAAATAACTGGCTATAACACGTGTTTTGCAATATGGCGGGTAAAGTGCAAAATTCAGCGTTACTGCCTTGATTAAACATTAGTTGTAAATTGAAAGTGTAGTGCCTTGAAACCACCACATCGCAAAGCACCTCAACGTTATTCAAAACGAATTGTTAACCCTTTTCCAACGCTTGAACAAAAGCATCCTTCAACACTTTTGCCAAATTTATCTTTGGCTTTAAAACCTGTAGAGAAGTTATCATCTTTCCCACAACAAAAAGCATTGTAACCAGTGTTGACCACTTGTGTATATCCTTGTGATTCTAATTGTTCTTTTCCAGTTCTAAAATCATTGTCACTGGTGCATGCTGCTAATAATGCAGCTGTAAATACTACTAAAATTGTTTTTTTCATGTTATCACGAATTAAGTTGGTTTTGTTTAATGGATCCTAACAATGGTGAATCTGTATTGAAAGAATCAGTTGCTTTCAGGAAGTCAATTTCGACTTTTGCCGATGCAATCAATGAGTTTGATACATTAACAATTGCTTTCGACCGTTCGACCTCACGATCTCGTGAGATAGGGTTTTTCATTGCTTCATCGTCGCCCAATCGTTCTAATTGAGCAAATAGGTGATCACGTAGATCATTCATCTTGTTTCTCGCCATATTCAATCGTTTTTCTGTTTAATTTGCTTGTTAATCTAATTAATTCTCTAATCTCAGGAGGGTAATTCATTATTGAGTTTCTGAGCATGTTTTCTCTCTTATTCACAATATGTAGATTTGATGGATTCACATTCAATCGGTTTTTATCCTTGAATTGTATGTTATATCCTTTTGGTATTTCACCATTCAGCTGCTCCCAAACCATGCGATGCACAAACTGCCATTTATTCGGTTCTGCTACTTTCTGAACTACATAACCAAGAGAGTTGACCAACACGGTTCCAACGGCAACATGATTGTGTGGCTTATTGCCTTTTTTGAAAAACGTGTGTCGGTATTTGTCTTTATCTGATTCAGATAATTTCTTGCCTTTGTTGTGTGGAATGTTACCTTTCACTCGTTGACCAATTGCACAATTTCGCAAGCGAACATCTTCAGGAAGCTTGATTCCTAGTTTAGTGATTCGATTCTTTACACATGATCTTGATACTCCCAAATGAATCCCAATTGCAGCAGCTGTCATTTCACCATAATTTGCACGGATGAAATCCTCCTCATCTTTGGTCCAGGTTCTCATGTTAGTTGGTTTTTTCGATTCTAAGGCGTTCTGATAATCTCTTAATCTTAAAACTCTTGTATTGATCAACTTGAAATTGACCGTTTAAAGCCAATGTGATTTGTTCTACCATGATCACAACATCTGCCAGTTCTTCAAATAGATTCGCTTCAGCTTCAGATCCATTTCTTCTATATTTACTAACTGCGACAATTAATTCAGCGCACTCCTCTTGTAGGATATCCAATTGAGCATCTAAACCATAGATATCAATAGCTTTAAGATATACCTTTTCACGTTCTGTTTTTTCATGTTCCATATTACTTATATTGATCAAAGTGCATACTAACTTGTGTCATCAAGTTCTCCATAACATAGATGGCTTCCATTTCATCATCGATGGCTCCAAGATCATCTCTAAGCATCACGAGCATTATTCCACATGCTGCCAAAAATGAATCCTTCATCAATTTGTTTTGAATGGGATGCATGGCGCTTTGTTTCAATCCTACTCGTTGGAGATATAAATCATACTGTACCTCCAAGTTGAATTTCTCATTGAATTCTGCAATTCTGTTTTCGTTCATATAGTTGAGTTTAAAATTTCACTTTACCACATTCATCACACTTTGTATAGCTGCTATCAAATTGAATGGCTGATGAGTTGGGACATGAGCAGAAACGATCTTCATTGTTATCTGCTGTTGATAGGAATAGATCTACTGATCGTTCCAAGCGCATACTTTCGTTGAGCGCTTCTTTTGAACGTGTTCTGAAGTACGTTTTTTGAGCCGTGCGCATCTGACGCACCAACTCCGTTAGTTGGATGTTTGTATTCATTTTAATTGTTGTTTACGAAATAAATTAGATCACTGATCAGTTGAATAAAGGTTGCAGCGGCTACTGCTCCGAGTAATGGATATTGCTTTAAGAAAACAAAGCAGAGAATTAGAATGATCACTTTTACAATCATGATCGATATCAGTTTCTCTTGATCTGAAATGGAGTCGAGATACTCCAGGAACTTCGTTGTGTTGTTTTTTTTCATTAGTTGAGTGTTGTACTGTTAATATTTGGTTCGGTTGTATATGATATCTTCAATGGTTACTTCAGATAAGAAGAATTGATCTGCGAGCATGGTCATTTTCACATCTTCTGAATAGACACGAACGCCTTTGTATTTCTTATCAGAAAGCTTAGTATAAGCCTTTTTAATTGCTTCATTTCGTCTCTTTAGTCGTTCAACTCGCTGTTCTTGCTTATTTAATTCTCCCATATTCGTTGCGATAAGTAGGTTTCAGGATATTTTTTATTTATGCCAGGATTCTGTATTAAAAACTGCTCATACTTTTGAATGTATTTGTACGCCAGCATTCTGTCTTTATCGTTGAGTAATTCCCACAGCTTTTCTGCTCGTGGCTTCTTTCCAAACTTATTATTGTAGCGATTCCAAAATGATTCAAATGATAGATCTTGTTCAACTTCGCTTACTTTCACGTTAGCAGCTTTTTTATATGCTTCTAATCGAACTAAATCGTATGGCAGTTTCTCAAATAGGAACCGTTTGGCCTCTGCGGTCATTACTCCATACTCAAGTAGTAATGAAATCAACCTACCTGTATCATCATATTCAACAATACAACAGGCTTGAAAGCGTGTGAATTCTATGTGATACTTAGACATTCTTGATTGATTTGAGTTGTGATTGTTGTTAAGACTGCTCTATCGTATGGATCTGCTGGAAACAACTGAGGCAAAACATAGTTAAGTGCCAGCGCTGTTTGTTCATCTAATTTCACTGAACGCAGCTCCATGCCTTTATCAATTGATTTCTTCATTAACGAAACTGCAAATTGTCGAAGGATAACGCCACAAATACGTGATTCAAAATGCGTATTGAATGATGCTATTTCAGCATGCTCTAAGGTTCTCAGAAGAACTATTAGTTCCTCGTATTTAAGTTTGATTTTCATAGTTGGATATCGTGGATGAATGTATTATATGCTTCTTGTGCTTGGCTAACAAGCTTGGTTAAATCGGCTCCATGGTAATGGTTCAATTCAACATGTTTATGTCCGTATTGAACACACCATTGATTGATTCGCTGCATATCAGATTTTAATTCTGCAGTAACGTATCCCATTTGAGCAAACAAGGCAATTACCTTGCGACGTTGTTTCAGTTCGCGATCTGTTGAAATTTGTTCTTTCTTCAATGATTGGTTCATGAATACAATGAACTCGCGATATTCTGACGGAGTTAAGTTGCTCAAACTTGTTTTGGATCCATCTGTGAAAATAGAGATCCATTCGGAGCGATCAAGTTGAACACCGATGCGTTTCATCTTTTTCTCAATTGCGAAATATGTAGAGAAGTTTGCCATGTTACTTTTTAGTGATGAATCTGAAAATGTTAAAAATGAAATGAAGGAATCCGTACAGAACGACCAGGATAAAAATTGCTCCAATGGTTAGGAACCAAGGAAAGAACACATACAATGTGTGTAGTTCAGGCATTAATAACACTTTGAAAAGTGCGATTGTCATGCTGCTTATCGTTAAAACGATTAGAAGCGTGTTGACTAATTTGTTGTGTTTTGTTTCTGAGTTCATTGTTTGTTGATTTTGGGGTGGTAAGAGGGATTCGAACCCTCACATCTTTTCAGAACACATATATAATGCGCGTGCTCACCATTGCACCGTTACCACCTGTTAACTTGTTTTATTCTTCCACTGGTTCCATTGATCTGTACTCTGTAGAATCAAAATCAGTCCAAGGGAAAATCTCAATGATTGGAGATTCAGAGATTGTTGGAACTTTGAAGTCAATCATTAAAGTGGAAAGGCTTTCTTTGATGCGGTCATAAGCATCTTTAACACTATGAGCCGACACAAGGAAGTTTTGCGTGACTTTTTTCGCTTTCACTTCATCTGAATTCATTCCAGCAGCTTCACTTTCGTAAGTGATTTTCACTTTATACCAAACATCTGCATCATCGTAAGCAAAAATGTCGTGGATTTCAGTTCTTGTTACTCCAACAACATTAAATTCACCTTTGATAACACTACCTAATTCTTCATAGATGCGTGCCTCAGCATCTGTAAAAGTCATTGCAGCCAATAAATAAGGCTCAGTGACACGCTTAAAAGTTCCGTTATCCAATTGCTTGGTATATCTCACTTTTACTGTAAACCAATTGTTCATATAGTTGAGTTTAAAAATTACTTTTTCTGTCTTGCCGAAATCACTGAGATAGACACATTCTTATTCGCTAAAAATGCTGCGTGATCTCGTGAACGAGCCTTCAAAATGACATCGAACTTTCGAAGTGGTTTTCCTTCGTATTCCATTGCCATTTGTACTGTATAAGGTCGCATCCCTGCTTTTGCGATTCGAGTTCCAACGCCTGGGCGTTCAAGTTTAAGCGCTGGAATCTCATCGGCTTTTTTTTTGCGTTTGAACAAATCAAAGAATCCCATTGCTTAAAGGTTTGAGAAGTTAATACTGATTGCTTTGAACTTGCCTTCCTTGTCCTTTTTGTAGAACTGGTACCCAAATTTTTTGAAGTCAATTGAATACCCCTCTTTGATCAGGCGTAATCCCTCTCTCCATTTTTCACCATCGAACTCTGATTCGTGTTTGATGAACTGCATCACTTTTGAGTATTCCAACTCACCAGCTTCGTTTTTAGAAATCAAGCCCATCAACAAATTGAAGATTCCTGGTTTAGCAGATGCTGCTCCCTCTTCCATTAAAAACTCTTGAATCAACTCAACTCCTTTGTGAGCCGTTTCATCCCATTTCGGATCCGTATCACGAGATCGTGTGATCTTGAAGTTTCCGTCTTTTGAAATAATGGAGAATCCACCTTTCGACTTTGCTGGAACCAATCCAAACTCGTCAAGTTCTGAATGTTGTGCTTCCATCATGATTGCCAATTCTTCTTTGAAGTCAGACATCATCTTTTCAATCTTAACGACTCCTTTGATGGCTTTTTGAATGCGTGATTCACGGTTTTTTTCATACGCTGCACGCTTCTTGTTTTGTACTTTGCGCTCGGCTCTTTGTTCAGCAGCTAACTGATCCATCAGTTGTTTGCGCTCTGCTTCTGTTAAATTTTTGATATTCATCTTTTACTGATTTTAAAAGGGTTTAAGGTTTTAAGCCATTCTTTCAGGCATTCTGCGTTTTGTCTTGTTTTGTTCTTGCTCATTATTAATTTATTGGTTGATAAATGACTATTGTGTCGGCGATTCCCATTGGTTTCCAAGTGCCGTTTCGTTGCTGTCTTACCACTTCCATTTGAACTGAAAGGTCGTTTCGCTCAGAAACTACTTTTGAAAAATCTGCGTGGCGTGTATTCGATTTCATCCACTCAGTTAATTGCTCGTATTTCTCCTTGAGAACATTAAGCTGCTTTACATGATCTTGTGCCATATCTTTTATAAGCGTTTAAATAACTATCAAATGCCTTTTGAATGTGGATTGAATGCACACAGAAGAATCCCATATCGTTCTGAAATAATCCATTCAAGACCTTAATATTCATGTTGGAAACATGTCTAAGTGTTGCTGCTCTTGAAAGGAATGATTTTGCTGAAACATGGTATTGAAGCACGTACCAATTCCAAAACAACTTGTTGCGTGAATGAAGCACGTATTCATCAGATCCTTTTGGATATACTCTTTCAATGAAAATCATTCCCATATCGAAGAGCATCGTATTATACTCCAATTCTGAAAGGTTTAATTTTGCTTTGATTGTTTCTTTTACGAGAATCATTTCTCCTGAAACATGTGATAGTTGAGTTTTTTTCATTTTCTGTTATGTTAATTCGTTCCAATATTCTGCGGATCGCTCCTGGTTAATTATGAAGTCTTCACTTCCTTCGTATCTACTTTTAATAATTGCTCTGAATCCTTCGACTCTGATTTTCACGTGCGAATTGTATTCAACATAAATTGCAAGTGCTCCAAGTGGTTTTTTACCGTCGGCATGCGAAATCCATATAAATAGCTTTTGTGGAAACATGCGTACTAGGTTCTTGTATTGCACCTTCGTTATGTTGGCAAATTGCAATGAGTCGATGATGATAATGTCCGGGCTTTTTTGGCGAGATAAACGCTCAATTAGTTCGTCAATCTCTTCATCCAAAATCACAAATCGGCGTTTTTCTGCTGCTGATAACTTGTGGCGTGTGATTGCATTCTTGAATGTAAGTGATGCTCCCTCTTCAATTGTATCATAAGCAACCTTGCCAAATTTTGTAAGGTACTTTGCCAACTGAATAGCAAAATCAGTCTTTCCATTTCCTGAATCACCATAGATAATCCATGAACCACGCATTGCAACAACATCACCTATTGATGCCGCCCACTTTCCTGAGAAGTCCATTGATTTGAACTTCATCTTTTCCAGCTGGTCAATTGATATGGCTCTTCTCAATTCCATTAAGCCGCTTTTTTAGATTTAGCCAATCCAAGGTATTTTTCAATACCACGTTTCAATCCTCGCATGTCTTGTTCTGATGCGTTGTAGATCTGCATGATCAAATCTTCATCTTCAATACCATTTGCACGGCATACAAGCGCTGCATCTTCTAATGTGAAATTTGGAAGTGCTATAAATTTTCTACCAACTCTTGAGTATAATTCTCGATATCCAACTTTATCGCGTTGTACACCTCTTAAAACTCTTTTTGACAGCGCTAATACTCCTGACAATACAAATGCGCAGTGGCCTTCTAAATCATTGTAGAAATCCATGAATAAATCCAATTGTGGATCTTTCAATTTATCTGCCTGGTCAATTATGATAATTGGGCGTTTCAATGTGCGAACATGCTCAATGAAGTTCTCTATCAACTCACCAACGGTTCCTTCAGATGAAAGTCCAGCAGCGCGGAGCAATGCTTGAACGTATGTTTTCTTTGTCCAATAGTTTTTGCATTCAACAAGAATCACATTTTCGTGCGTGCGTTCGTAGCGTTTGTATGTATGCGATTTAGAACGACCTTCTTTCATTGAAATGGCAATTGACATTCCACCGTGTTGAGTGATTCTGATTAATTGCATTAGATTCAAATAGTTTGAAGTGTCTGCGTGGTTCCAACCTAGGTCAATCTTCAAAGCCACTTGAACTTTGCGCCACATTTCGTCTTTTATCAAATCCCATTTTCCGTTGATAATGTGATTGATAGTTGCTCCTGATACGTTTGCTTTAACAGCTATCTTTTGTTGAGAAAGCTTGTCAGCCATTAGAGCAACCTCAGTGGAAATTTGTTGTTTTTGTTGAGTTTCCATGTTTTATTTATAGGTAAGTGAATACTGAATCTGATTCGACATCTGAGCGAGTGTCTTTTGGTAAAGTGGATCCCATTTTAATCATCCACTCTTGATCATCAATTAATTTTTCAGGTGTTATTCCTGTTCGGTTGCGAAGCGCTTCCAATTCTTCAAGATCACGTTGTAATTCTTTTTCACGAATGGAGTAATCTTCGAACCATGCTTCTTTGTCACCTTCAGTCATAAGAACTGGTATCTCTTGATGCGCTCGTTTCGGTTGTGCATGAGCAACAAGTACTTTATTGCCGTTGGCTGCAACCTCAATTAGTTGTATATAGCTGTCTAATTGCTCAGGATCATATCGAACAATGAACTTTTTACCGATGTTGTAGCGTCTGAAATTCAAATCAACTTTATCATCCTTGTCATATACTTCAAAAATGTATTCTTGACCAGCGATGCGAAGGTGTAAACCATCGTTTTTATAGGTGATTGGTTTCGTTTCATTGATCCAAAACAGGTCAATCATATCTAAGAAGTCTACTGATTCTGCCATTGGAGCAGGAGCAGCATATACTTCTGATCGGGTTTTATTTGGAATCAATGGATGTGCAGCATTATTCCACATGCTTACAGCCAATTCCCACGCTTTAATCAATTCTTCTTTAGAAAGTAATCTGTGTTTATTAGCAAGGATGAAATCGATGTTCGGAACATTGTCTTTTGAACGTGATTTGATCGATTGTTTATCCGAGAACCAAAATGTACTGATTACTTGCTCTTGAAGTCGGTTAAAAATCTGCTCCGCTGGATTGGATTTCATTCTTGGAGCAGTTGGATTGTGAACGCCACCTTGTTTTGCAATGATTCCGCTGTATAATTCTTGCATTCTGCTCGACTTGTGACCTGATTGGTTATCGTATGTCAACTTGTATGGTCGTGCCTGTGTGAAATTCAATGCTGATTTTAATGCTGTGAAGTGATCAACATGGTTTTCAGTCTCAGAAAGTGAGTAACCAATAATCATTTCAGAATACACATCGAATACAGGATTGATTTTCAATTTAGCTGCCATGCCTGTAACATGATCCTGGTAATGAACCCAATCAAGCTTCGTTCCATCGATTGCCCAATATGCATTCGGAAACCATTCAGATCTATCACGTGACAACTTGTGTTGAAACATGTTTGAATAGGTTTCTTTTCCGTGGCGTGCTAGGTACCAAATACGTTTGTTTTCAGGACGCTCTAAGAAGTTGTAAATTGCAGATTCTGATAACGTAGGCCATCCTTTTGCAATTCGGATCTGATCGTACAATGCAAGCAATGTTGGAATCAATGGTTTGTTAGGTTGGCAATACGTAGCGAGGAGAAAGTCGGCTATTTCTCCCGTAATTTTAACCCTGTTATCGTTCTCAATTCCTCCATGAACTAGAGAACTGTAGCCGACCGATTTAAATTTGCGGAACAAACGTTCTACTGAACGATGGTTTCCTGGTATAGAATGAGAATATTGATTTGATGGCAGTTGATTGATGGCATTTGAGATGTTTTCCCAAAGTCGTTTTGTGTTGCCTGTTACTTTGCTTCTGTTCGTTGCTTTTGAAATAACGATCGTGTCGATTGCATTAAGAATGATAGCATTTGTTGTGTATTCAAGTTGCTTTTCTTTTGGAAGAGGCTTACCGTTCGACTTTCTGAAAGCTGTGAAGAATGCAGCAGCTTCATAATCGGGTTTCATGTAAGATTCAAATATTGTTTTCTGAGCAGTTTGCGTTGGATCACCAGCAAGTTGAATTATCTTTTCTTTGATGTCTTCACGCTTGATTGAATTGAACTCAACCAATGCCTCTCTACCATTGCCACCTTTCTGAACTACGTTAATGTAGTTTCTTCTCTTGAAATTATCGTATCCATGCTTTCCAAATAGACTTATTATCTGTTCAGCTTTGACACACAATTGATTGTTATGGTAAGTATACATGCTTAATGTGGATATGCTTGAGTACTATTTGTTAATTTGGTTTTTGTGATGTAAGATCACGGAATCAAGGTCCTTGGTAATTTTTTTATATTCATCCTTGATTGAAAGAGCCGTTAATGAAGTTCGATCTCCTCTTAAACATTGTCTGATAAACGCTTTTGAAAACTGGTATTTAACCGACAGAGTTTCAACAGCTTCTCTGTTATATTTTTGCACTTGTACAGGTAAACTGTTTTTTTTCATACCTTCGCTCATTGCTTTTTTTGTTTCGTGTTATGGAACAAACTTACAGAATATTTTCTGTATTGAACAAATTTTATTTAGAATATTTTCTGTAAAAAATGAAAATAATAGACAGACTAGCCGTTTTTATTGAGAAAAATGGCATCTCAAAAAATCAATTTGACATCAATATCGGTGCCTCAAATGGTTATATTGGAAAATTAATCAGCAAAAAAGGTTCAATTGGAGGTGATGTTATAGAGAAAATATTCTCTGCTTATCCGAAACTAAATGCAAACTGGTTAATACTTGGAAAAGGTAACATGTACAATGATGATTATGAATCCAATATAGTTCTTGAACCAAAAGAAACATATAATCTAAGAACAGACAGGATCCATTCATCCATTCAACGAGTTCCGTTGTACAACATGGAAGCTGCTGCAGGTATTGTTTCATTATTTCGTGATCAGCATTCGGAGCAGGTTATAGATTATGTTCAGGTACCAGGAATTGCAAAATGTGATGGAGCAATTTACATTACCGGTGATTCGATGTATCCATTATTAAAATCGGGAGACATCGTTATGTATAAGAAGGTCACTGATTTGCAAACAAACATTTTCTTTTGGGGTGAGATGTATTTGTTATCAGTTGATAACGATGGAGAGGATTTTGTTGTTGTTAAATACGTTCAGAAGAGCGAAAAAGGTGACGACTATATAAAACTTGTCTCACAAAATCAACATCATGATCCAATTGATGTTCCAAAAAACAAAATAAATGCGCTTGCCCTGGTGAAAGCAAGTATTAGAATAAATTCAATGAAGTAATCATTTAATGATTATCGCACCAGCTTCTAAAATTGATAAGATTGTTAAGCCCAGGATTGTTTTATTTTTACGCTTGATCTTTTGATCCTTAATATCTAGCAGTGTATCCTTGGATGTTATCACATATTGAAGTCCAGCAATAATACTATCCTTCCCAGCATCCATTTTCTCATACTGTATGATCGTTGTATCTTGTGCATGAATGATTATATCTTGCAACTTGATAATGTGAGTAGTATCGTGTTGGATTTTAGCATTACTTAATTGCCATTTAAAACGCTTTAATTGTCCGTTAATTGAATTGATCACATTACGATCAATGGCAACCTGATTTAATAACTGATCAATGTTATCTTGTTTCGATTCAATACGTTTTTCAATGATGCGCTCATTAGGCTGCTGAACAATCGGTTTTGGTCGGTTAAAAATCAAACTTACTGATATAATTACCAATCCAACCACAGCAATCTGCCATCCAAGCGCCTTATTTGTACTCAATTTCATCCTTTTTTTACCAAAGATACAGCTGAAAGTTGTTTTTTCTGAATAAAAAAACGCTACAACTCACTGTTTATGGGTGTTTTTGACATTTTCACATAGTATTAACCCCCTATTTAAAGTGCGTTTTTTACTATTTTTCACCTATTTTTTAGTATTGTTTGGGTATAAATCAACATATTTTTAAATATTATTTGACTGCGCAACTGACCGCCCAACTGACTGCGCAACTGTTTTTTTAAGAAAAATGCCACTTGAATAAAATCCCTACATTTTTACAATAAAAACTAGGGTAAAACAAGCCGTTTAAGCGCTTCAATGGTAATAAACACGGGTATTTGTACCATTATGCAATAAAAAACGGTCACACATTGAAGTATGACCGTTTTAAGTGGTATTCAAATGATAGTTAAATGATAGTTTTGTACGTTTCGAAATATTCAATAATTCGGCAAAAATATAGCTGAATCCTTTTGTTTTTGGGCTTTTTCAGGCAAAAATATGATTATTCTTTATGTATGTTTTGTTTTGTGGGGGTTACGTGATAATGAGAAGTTCTTTTTGCAAGAAAATTGATTTTATGTTGGGGTAAAAATAGTTAAAACAACTGTTCTCAGATACACATTAAATCACGTTTACACCTTTCAAACCATTTTAAATAGGTACTTTTGCGGCAAATTAAGCGTGTTTCTGTTCGACGGATTCACCGAATCGAAGAGAATTATGAAGAGAATCATTGAATACAGAAAGTTATTTAACGTAACACGAGAAGCCAACCTAGCTGATTTAAAAAAAGTTTACCGCAATTTGGTAAAAGAATGGCATCCAGATAAATTTCAAGATGGTGATCCAAAAAAAGAAGAGGCTGAATTGAAAAGTCAAGAAATCATTGAAGCGTATTCTTTCCTTGTAAGTATTTCTCCTGAAACACATGCATTAACAAAAGATGAATACACGGAAGTGATCAATACAGAAATGATTGAAGATTTTCAATACAAAGGAATGGCGCTTAAAATCACCTTCCAAAACGGAAATGTTTACGAATACTTCAATGTTCAACCGAGCGTTTACAACAAAATGCGCAGCACTCCAACTTTAGAGCGTTTCGCGCGACGCCATGTTCTTTCATCTTACACATTCAGAAAGGTGATGAATACTAAAGGAGACAACTAA